TTGCTAACATTTTCCGAGGCTGCATATCAGGATGACCAAAACGAACATAGCGCAAATTATTAGAAACAACTACTTGCCTCTCATCCAAACCCACCTGTTCTAACACTTTTGTTGTGGCATCTTTCATTTTCATCTTAGTAGGAGCTTTTGTTTTAAGTGCTTTCGATCCATCATAATGTGCTCCTTGTTCCAAAGGAGCAGTAACTGTTCTAAACAGCATCCGCAATACTTTTAACAACAACGCAACTACCACCACACCTGCAGCGGCGACACCACACCACTTAAGCATACACTTAACAAGTCCAGGCCACCTCTTTTCATCAGTCTTTTCATCACTTTCACCAAACCGCTTAAGATAACCCAAAACTCGCATAAGATTTATATAATTTTCTGGAGCACGATCTAACACTATCCAATTAGGATCTGGCAAAGTCTTACACGCTTTCCAATCATTCTCTCCAATACCATACTGCTCCATCATATTACAACCTCGCACTTCTGCTAAGAAAGAGCGAGCCTTACTAACAGTCATACTAGGTTGTGCCTCCAATACACGATGCACAAAGTTATATCGATTAGACCTAGGAATATCAATCTCTTCCTCATCCGTTTCATAATTATCAGAATCATCATACATCATCTGCTCTTGTACTCGCATTTTATCTAATATTCCTGTAAAGGCTTTAAAACCCTTTTTACGTATACGATAAAGTTGAAGTATTGCATCTACTAACTGTTTCATAGTCATAATTTGTCCTTTTGGAGCAGACCCATTTGCACTATCAAAATTATGAGTTGTAATAGTCCAAATACGATCCATACGTTCATATAAATTGTCAGAAGTTCCATCAAATTCACCTAAATGACGGACAACCAACTCATGATCCAAAGTTCTTTTATTACCATCTACTTTCTGAAACAAAGGATTTGTCACTAATTGTACACTAATAGGAAACCTACGAGCCAAAGCTGATGACTGCTTAATGGCTGTCAAACCTGTGAAAGTAGATAAGTTAGTAGTACAACACACAAAATCAGATACAAATAAAATTCCCTTATCAGCTAAATCTGCCATATTAACAGGAGCATCAGAAGAAGAAATTAAATTTATAACATTACCAATATCTTCTTCCGCTTTTGATTGTCCAAAATCATCTAAGTTAACCCATACATGTTGCTCACCAAGATACCCATCCCAATAATCAGCTTTGGGATCCATCGACTTAGTGTAAACCCTAGATTGTGTTTCATCAAAATTACTAGATATACCTAACTCACGCATAATGGCATGTGGTAAAAACTGGGAACATAATAAAGACTTACCACAACCAGCATCACCTCTAAATAATATACCAATAGGTTCAGCTCGCCCCTTAGACGTTTTCATTTGCTTCTCAGCATTAGCGTGAGTCTTAATTAAATCATCAGCAGTACGTAACCAAACGGTATTAAAATGCGGTATAGGAGATCCAAAAGTACGAACTTCCTTAGCAAATTCAGTTAAATCATGTAACCTAGAAAAATTAGTCTTCCCTTCAATCACTTTAAATAAACCAGAATTAACAAATGCATTCACACTTTTCATATCATCATAATCTCTCTGCCACTTTATTAACTTACCATGGTTTTTATCAGCCCAACTAGTAAAACAATCTGGCCCATCAATAAAGAAAGCAATAGCCGCCTTTATTCCTGCATCAGCTGCAGTCCAAAGTGTTGGAATACTACGAACAGCTCCTGCAACTTTAGAAAAAGACGCACACGCTTCTGCAAATTTCCACGTAGCTAAATTACGCACGTCTTTTACATCAGCCGAACACAAATTATACCCTAACATAGTAGCTATTCCTGCAACCATGGCTGTCGCCACTGTACCAGAGACTGCTTGTTTTGGATCAGGTCCCTGCATTTCTATACCGTCATATTTTATCCCAAGTACTTCATCTAGTTTGTCCAGTAATTGGGATCCATAACGATAAGCTAACACACATTTAGCAGCTAAGGAAGTTATCATCAACGTACGCAATGTTGGTGATTCAGTAGTAAACATTACATACAAGTTTGCAACAAAATCTATCATCCATATAACAACAGGCAATATTCTATCAAGCACGTTATCCGTCACAATCGACAACCTACTCTTCACATGTTCTACTGCTCTTACAGTACATTTGTTAGTACACCATTCATGTATACTCTCAAATGTATCACGAAAAAACACTATAGGATTACACCTTTCTCCTATAGCACTTGCATAACGTGTCATCTTATCACACAACGAGTCAGCAAATACATCAGCTTCTTCCATATCCTTAG